CCTCGTTAAGAGTCTGACTATAAGCCAAAGGTGTGCCATCGGCCCACTTGCTAATCGTCTGGAAGTCAATCTCATCCCCAACACATAGAACCTCATCAAACTTCTCACGTCTTGCCAGCTTGATAACATTCTTAACTGCCTGCTCATGATGATATGGGATTTGTAAATCTGATATTACTAGCCACCGCTTAATCGTCATCCTCATCGTCATAAGGATCAATTACAGGGATGATGCCGTCTTTGCCAGTGATCCAGTCTGGCAGTGTTCTTTGATCGGTAAGCAACCAGAAGGCTCGCTCGGCCGTAAAACCTGCAGCTATAGCAGCCTTATAGCATGAATGTAAGGCAATATAATGCTGATCTAATTTACTTAATGGCTCAGCCATCTTACGCACTCTACGTCTTACAGGTTTCTTCCGTTTGCGTGTGTTGGCCATAATTAAATTATCTCCCACTAATTGCAATAAAGAGATCATCAACACGCTTCTCTAGCCTTGTTAACTGATCCTTCATGCTAAGTCCACCATTAGGCCGTAGCTCGTTGAGCCAGCCTTTAACTAAAAAACGTAATCCTATTAGCACGCCTGATAGCACAGCGATAACGCCAGCGCCAAAGCCAGCCCACTCTGTAGGTGTCATTTGACATCGGCACCGATGCCATAAACTGGATCTGATGCATCTAAAGCCCTAGCTGCTGGACCTGCTAGTGCTGCAACAATTACAGACACGGCAGGATCTAAACCTAATTCATTACTTGCTAAGAATGTTAAGAATGAGACCAATACGCCACGTGCGTATGATTTTAGTATTGCTTTTTGCTTCTTGCTTATCTTCATAACTTGCCCCCTAGTAGTGGTATATCAAATGGAGATCCATTTAGATCGCCTAGTGTTGTAAAGCTGATATGTATATGTTTAATGTGCGGATTTATGCCAGAATACTTACGCCAACGCCAATTTAATATCTTTGAGCATATTCTCCTGTTAAAGATGACGTATGATATGCGTGGATCCGATTTGGCTGCGACTCTGATTTGGTCAGCCAGATAAGGTGCGAGGCTGTCGGATGACTCCAACCGAGAATCAATATCAATTGCTCTGACCCAAATCCCGTCTGGATTATGATCCGATTTTCTGGCGGAGTGACGGCTATCGCCCACCCACCCATCACTGGCAGTACGCCTATCTGGAAACCAAGTATCAACTTGATCCCTTAACTGCACACCAGCTGCACATAATTTAGGGTTCAAGATCTACCTGCGGAAATATCCATTGGCAAGTTTCCTCATTAAAACCTATATGTCCATTGGGTTCGGGTGCTATAAAAGCATCTCTAATTGAATCGTAAATATCTCCAACAGCAGGATAATTCTTACGTATTCTTCCAGTATATGATGCTTGTTTCCATAAGCTGTGTCCGTGTAATGCTGTTAAAAAATCAATACCAACTTGTTCTGATTCCACGCCATTGACAGTAATAACATTATTGTTCACAACGTGAACTGCAACTACAACATTGTTTTCATCTAATTTTGCAAAGTGAGCCATTAGTAAGTGATACTCCCATCGCCTGTAAACTGATAGATAAAATATAAACCAGATGTTGTAAATGTTGGTGAGCCAGTAGTTGATACAGCTACGTATTGTGTGCGTAAAATTACTGTGCCTGAACCACCTGCACCGCTAACATTAAAACTTGCATCATTAGCACCACCGCCACCGCCACCGCCTGTATTTACTGTGCCATTAACTCCATTAGATACTGCGTTTTCTGCACCATTTCCACCGCCACCTGTACCACCAGCAGCTAAGAATGTGTAATTTGCACCGCCACCACCGCCTGCGTATGTGACAGATGAGCCAGTAATATCTGTTGCTATACCATCTCCACCATAACCAAAACTATCTGTATTACCTGCTTCACCAGCACCGCCACCACCACCACCGCCACCACCAGGTTCACCGCCATTATTAGCTGTACCACCATCAAATCCTTGTACTGGAGATGCAGTACGAGCACCGCCAGCAAGTCCAGCAGTATCACCTTGTCCACCACCACCTGAACCACCTGGTTGTCCTGGATAATTGTTACCACCACCTGAAGTACCACCACCGCCACCACCACCAGCAGTTGATGTAACTGTAGATAAACCTGAACCTGCAATAGATGAGTTATTTCCGTTATTTCCAACTCCACCAGTACTGCGAGATGCACCACCAGCGCCTACTGTAATGGTGTATGTAGTGCCACTATTTAATGTAATGGCAGATTCTAAAGTTCCACCGCCACCAGTATTTGTAACTGTGCATCGCATACCACCTGCACCACCACCGCCGCCAAGACCTGAATCAAAGTTTTCTCGACCACCACCGCCACCACCAGCAATAACTAAATAATCAGCAGTAATTGTTGGTGGATTGCCTGCCGTTGCGTATAGTGCTGATAATATATTTAACATTTATCCTATAGCCCCAACTACATACCAAGCATTAGCAGCTGTTTTAATACAGGCTGCTGATTTATATTGTGCAACTGTTGGTGATGCTGCAACTGAACCAGCACTTAATACTGTTGTTGTGCCTGGTGTTACTGCACTTATTGTTACTGCACCTGCACCTATATTTAATACTGTAATAACTGTGCCTACTGCAAAATTATATGTAGCATCGGTTGGGATCTTAAATGCAATAGCAGTTGCTTTGTTCATTGGGATAAGTTGTTGGTACTCATCATTAGTTGTAGCTGTGTAATCAACTGTTTTAGCAGTTTGTACTGTAAAGGCTGGTAGTCCATTCCACATAGCGGAAGTAACTACATCACCTGTTAAGCCTGGAAAAGTTGGCATTATATCTCCTTAATAAGATAATACACTTTGGTCTAAGACTCCGTAATCTACGTTGCCTATTATAAACCCATCTATGACAGGTTCTAGCGTTGTAAACACCACCTTAAAGCTGTTAGGTGTGATGGTGTTGGCTACGCCAAATATCTGCAGGGTATCCTCTAGCAGCGATCCACCTGGCTGGGTTGTAGATACTGTGATGGGGTCAAAAAACTCTAGGCCTAAAGCGGCTACTATGCCTGTGTCGTAGTTAGGCGTGTATAAGTCTAGCTCTATGGCATCGCATCTAATAGAGGTTTCTTGCCTACTGCTCACATAAGCCCTTGCATAGTCAAGTGCAACCGAATCGCTCTGCATTAGTAGATTTTGTAGGTTGTAAGAGTGTATAAAATACTTGGCAATACTGGCTGCGTTAGTAGCGGTCTGCGCTGTGCCACCAGTCCTAGTTACTGTGGCAGAATTAAATATAAGATCATCGTTCAATAGCCATTTTGCATTAGCATAGGCAATACCGCTGCCATCGTCTGCAAAAACTGTAGGTGTATCACCTATTGACGATACAGCTGTATTGCGATCCTTAAACACAAACTCTCCATTAAAATCAGCGTAAAATGCACCATACTCTGAATCGGCTACTGTCTGCATGGCATTTAAGGATGTGCGTGCTGTGCCAGGGTCTGCCTGTAATGTTGTCTGTCCTGCATCTATAAGTCGTGCAGTCGCTGGCCAGTCAATTTCATCTAGTATTTGGTTAATGCGTGTGCCTGATAAGTCACCTGCTGTAGCACCTGTAACTGTACTAATTTGTGCGTTTTGCGCTAGGCGCATAGCATCTACAGCTGAGATTGTAGTATAGGCAACCTCTGTCGCATCTTTTGGCTGTGTATTAACGTATGAGGTAATAAAACCAGAAAATATAGGATAGGTAACACTAAGGTGTGTAGCAGTTATTTGCACTTTTTTCATTGGTGTCAGTAAGCCGTAGTAAGGCCCTGTAACGTTAGTAGGGTTGAAGTCGCCATTCTGATCTACGATGCGTAAGGTTAGTGTGCCTGTCTGGAATTGATCTGCTAAAGCACTGCGCCCTGATTGTGTCTGTATGTAATTTACTTGGTCAGATACATCAACAATTACAGCTGTGGCATCTGCTAATACGTTAGTGCCTAGTATGCCTGAATCAATTAAGAATGCCTGTGCGAACGCTGGGCCAGTACTTAGGTTTAAGATTACATTAACTGTAGGTA